AGGTCGTCTGACTTACGCGGCGCTCCAGAAGTTCCGGGGCGTCGTGTTCTTTGATGAAGCGGTACATGCTATCCCAATCGGACGTCCAGTACCGCGTCTTAACAGACCGTCGAAACGATCCGAATTGTGTTTTGCCGCCGTCTTGACCTGTGGTCTTGCACAGCTCTAGCAGCGCTGTTTCGAGGGCGTCCAATTGCACGTCGAGCGCAGCAATCTCAGCTTCCATCTCTTTGGTTTTTTCGGCCTTGGCATCACGTATCTTGATGTAGACCTGCACAAGTTTGTTTGCATCCATGGGAGTTTCTCTTTTGATTTACGTTGAACGAAATTAAATTATACACTGTCAAATCTTGTCGTCAAGCACTTGTTTGTATAAATCAACCAGTGCCAGATGAAGATCAATCTTTCCCTGCAGCAGTGTGTACATGCGCCGCTCGACGGGGCTGCCCTGCAAGTGCGTGACGGTTACGCAGTTCTTCTGCCCGGCGCGGTGTGCGCGGGAGTTGGCTTGGATGTAAATTTCCGTAGATGATACCGGCCCCCACCACACAACTTGATTGGCCCGGGTTAGGGTAATCCCGTGTGCTGTGGCTTGCGGCACCATAACCAGAATGCGCGGATCGTCTTCTGTCTGGAACTGCTTAATGATGTCTGCACGCTTGTTCGCAGCTACGCCGCCGTGGATGGTTGCCGTGGTGTACCCGGCCTTGATGATGCGGTCCTGCAGCATCTCCAGCGTGTGCCGGTAGGGTACGAACACCAGCACCTTTTCGTTGGTGCCAGCAATCACATCCAGCAGTTCGTTGACCCTGTCGTCCACATCAAACTCGACTACATCTTTGTCGTCAGTGTAAACCGCGCCTTGGGAAATCTGCAGCAGCTTGTTGAGCATTGACGCTGCGTTGACGGCCGTAACTTCTGCCCCGGCTGCGATGACCGCCATCTGTTTTTTGATTGCGTCATAGTACTTGCTCTGCTGCGGTGTCAGCGGCACTTCGCGTGTGGAATACAGCATGTCCGGCAGGTCAAGACACTCGGCTTTGGTGAACCGAATGGCAGGCTGCAGAACTTGGTGCACGATGGCTTGCGCGTCTTGCCGAGGAGCCCACCTGTACTGCGACATCTTAATCATCACGCGGTCACGGAACGAGCCAAAGAAGCGCGGCACGGCGTCAGGGTTCACGAGCTTGGCCAAGCCGTAGGCGTCGAGCGGAGACTGCGATGCAGGGGTGCCTGTCATCATCCACAGCCGGGTGCTTGGCGTAATCAACGCAGCGAGGCACTTCCACCGATCGGTCTGCACGTTCTTGATAGCGTTAGCTTCGTCCACGATGACTAGATCGAACCCACCCTTGGAAAGTTCATCGGCTACGACCTTCACGCCGTCAAAATTGATGATGACGAATTCGTAGTTGCCTGCGATGATCTTTTGCCGCTGTGTGCGGGTGCCTTGTGCAATAGCCGCAGTGCGATGCATCAGCGTCTTAAACAAGTCGGACCGCCACGCAGTCTCCATGATCGACACAGGACACACGATCAGCACGCGCTTAACCTTGCCTTGCGACATGAGGTAGTCGGCTGCCCACGCCGCTGCGTTTGTCTTACCGGTGCCAGCCTCGTTAAACACAAAGCAGCGAGAGTACAGCGTTAAGAATTCTGCAGTGGATCGTTGATGGTTAAAAGGGGTGAACATGCCGGGCCATTTGTATCGGCCGAGGATGGGGCTAGGCACGTCTTTGATGCCCATGTTGCGCAGCAGTTGCACTTCATCGAACCCCCAGTTGACCAGTAGCTGGTCTACATCGCCGTTGCTACCAACGACTTTGCTCTTGGGGATGATGGCAGTGATCTGCCCTGCTTTGCGTGTGTTGAACAGCAACGCTCTGTCTTCAATAATTTGCATGATGTGATGAATAGAAATGGATGGACGACAAAAGAAGCCGGGTAGTTGCCTACCCGGCTAAATCTCAACAGGAAGAATCACGATTGCCAGTTGTCGCTGGCAACTAAATCCTACCTTACTTTTTGCGTTCGCGCTTAGAAATTTGTGATTTCATTGCGCCTGTTTTGCTGCGTGAGAAGCTGGTGTTTTCGGATTGCGGAACCGCCCGTAGATTAGCCAGCAAAGACTTGCCGCCCTTGGACATAGCCTTCTTGTGGTCTACATCAACGGTAGGCGGCAGATCGCCGTTGGCCTTCTCGTAAGCGCGTCGCGCTTTATGGCGCTCGGACTGCGCGGCCAGTTGTTTAGGTGTGCCCTGATAGCGCTCGTATTCAAGTTTGTAATTGCGTTTTTTCTCAGCCATGATGGTACTCGCATGAAGAGACGGGGCAGAATTTGCAAAGAGCCGAACTGCGCGGATTCCACACCCCCGCATCAACGGCCTTCTCAATGGCCCCGGCTCTGCCTGCCCACTTTGACAGAATCTCGGGGAGTTGTGCACGAGTGTACTCAGACTTGATAATGTCGCCAACCACCACAAACAGCAGTGCGCCTTTGACCTTCTCGACCGTGGGGTGGTGCAGCATGACCATGGCAGCCATGAGTTCGAGCTGCGCGGTGTCTGCATACTTGCTGGACTTGCCAGTCTTGTAGTCGGCTACCCGTGCGGTCTGTCCAGAGGTGCTAATGGCAAGGTAGTCCGGTATGCCCCGGAACCATACGTCTTTGTCAAAAAAGCCACACGGGCTAAAGTCAACTCGGATTGCCATTTTGTCTTCGCAGCGGATTTCTCCGTCAACTGCGGCAAGAGGCTCAACGAAAGGCTGGAACTGTGCGAACTGCTCTGGCAAGGGGGTGCCGTCTTTGATGTAATCCTCAAAGGATTTGTGTACTGCTGTGCCATAAAGTGTTGCGTGCGTGTCTTGCGACTTGAATTTTTTAAGGATACGGACTTCGTGATAACGACGGGCGCAGCCCTCGTAGTCTTTGACCGACGAATAGGAATGTGCAAGTGCCATAGAAGTGAACCGGAGGTTTGTTTGGACCCTCAGTTTACCAGTCCTTGGCCAACACTGTAAGCCAATCTTGGACGGATTCCAGCTCCATGTACTCGTGCGGTTTTAAGCCGCCGTATCGGGCGGTCCATTGGCAGTTCCGGTCAAATTTCTGCGCAAGTTCCCGCGCACGGGCCGAGCTTACGCCCATTTGTAGCCCAATGGCGGCGTAGGTCATTCCTTGCAATCGCAAGGACCCAGCTTGCATGAGCCGCACATGGGCACGATCTTTTATTTCCTTAGCAGTCGCCATAACTCGCTCCCACACCGGATTCACACGCCAGAGGCAAGCCCACTGCCCACTTGGGGTTCCAGCTCATGCACTCTTCCAGATGGGCTTGCGCCTCGGCGGCTTCTTCCTTCTTGGCAATGATAGCCACGGCGTCATGCACAGTCAGCACGACCTTGTACCGCTTGGACACACGCAGCATCTGCTCAGCCACCACCTGCCGGGCCACCGCCTGACAGATATTCTCCACAACTTTCCCGCCGTAGATGCGAACAGGCAGCCCCTTGGAGTAGTAGACCAACTCGAACTTGCCCGTGTCAGGGTTGGCCTTCTCCCGCAAGCCGGGGTACTGGATGTGCAGCCCGCTGGGCAGTGTCAGCCCCTTGCCGGGGATGGCTTTGACTAGCCCCACAACGTCGATCTGCATCGACTGGCCAGTCAGCATCGCTTTGAGCGCGTCACCCGCGTTGCGCCAGAGATTGGCAATCTTGAACGAGGTGCTGCGGTACGTGTCAATAATGCGCTTGGCTTCGTCAAGGGACACCTCTACCCCAGCCTGAGTTTTTAAGAACGCTTGCAGCTTGACGTGCCCAACCCCGTAACCTGCGCCCAGCACAACGGTTTTACCCACCTGCCGCTGGCTACCAGACCCAGTGGTCACATCCGCGGCGGGTATGCCGTATATCTTTGCCGCCATGAGTCGGTACACGTCCTGCTTGTCCTTAAACGCTTGCACCAAGTCATCCTGCCCCGCCAGCCACGCCAGCACCCGCGCTTCGATCTGCGCAGAGTCACAGTCAATCACCACGTACCCGTCAGGGGCCATGATGGCTTTCTTGATCTTGCCAGCGTTCGCGCCGCGTGACGGCAGGTTCTGCAGGTTTACAGAGTCCTGCCCAGACCAACGGCCGGAGTGAGCACCGTAGTAACGAAGAGGTACAGGAAAACGGCCTCGACCAGACATGCCAATAAAGCGCTCAGTACGAGTTTCCTCAAGTGTCGTTTTATTTCCAAGTCGCGCGGCCACGAGGGCTTGTACTCGCTCATCTTCATGCTCCTCCAGCGCCTTGAACGCGTCGTCTGTTTTGGCAAACGCCCATGCTGCCTTCTTGGTGGCCGGGCTGATCTTGGTGGGTGGGTCGATGCCCAGTGACTGCAGGGCCAGTGCAAACTTGTCGTTGGACATGAGTAGCTTCTTGATGCCCGCCATGCCTTCCGTGTAGATCGCATGCACGTAGTCAGGGTCAGCGTCTTTGAGCATGTTGTCCCGCACGGTTTCCAGCAGCGCCAGCTTGTTCTCCTTGACGGCTTCCAAGTGGTCCCGCAGCAGCTCAGGGTTCAGCTCCAGCGCAGGCTCGATGAACATGCGCAGCGTCAGGTCGATCAGCTTGAGTTCTTGCTTAGGGAAACCCACGGCCATGTACTTCATGAAGATGTCGTACGTCAGCTCCACGTCGTTGATGCAGTACAGAGCGTACCGTGCCAGCTCTACATCGTAGAAGTCAGCGTAGCGCTTGCCGATAGCGTTAAGCACCTCGTCGCCCTTGATGCCCACGCCCATGCGGAGGGCTTGCGCCTTGAGGCTGTGCGCCTTGTCATGCGGGTAGAGAGCTCGGGACATGCCCAGTGTGTCGGCCCACACCTGCGGGTTCACGCCGTAGCGCCAGTTGAGGATGGCTCCGTCGAACGCTGTGTTCTGGCACAAGACCATGGCATCAGACCAGTCAAAGGACTTGAGGAACGTAGTGCAGTCGGGCTTGGGCACCCACTGGGTGGGGCCGTCGTTGGTCTTAATGG